AAACGTGTTGGTTGGCCTATGGAGTATTTGGCTACTAGTTTAGACAGTTACAAAAATATGCCTAAAGAAGATATAATCTTGTTCCCGCATAGAGTTGCTCCAGAGAAGCAAGTTGAAATCTTCAGAGATCTAAAAGAACAATTACCACAGTATGAATTTATTGTATGTCAAGAAAAAGAATTAAGCAAAAACGATTATCATAATTTGCTAGGTAGAGCTAAGATGGTGTTCAGTGCTAACCTACAAGAAACACTAGGTATTAGTTGGTATGAAGGTTTGTTAGTAGATACTATTCCTATGGTGCCAGATAGATTAAGTTATAGTGAAATGGCAGATCAAACATTTAAGTATCCGAGTATTTGGACTAAGAACTTTGCACAGTACGAAAAATTTAAACCACAACTTGTAGCAAAAATTGAAGACTATATGGAAAATTATAATGATTACAAAATTCCAATGAATTCGCAGTTATACAATCTAAAGAGAAGTTTTTTTAGTGGTGAAGCATTATACAAGGCGGTAAGCAATGGGTGATGATCTTAATACTCCGTACACAATTAGTATTGCTGAGCCTGAGGAGAATGGTCTTGACTATTCAAATACTATTAGTATAAACAACATAACATATACTACAAGTGGACCAATTGATTCTAGTACCGTAACCTTAGACACTATGGATCTAAATGACACAGGCACAGAATTTACTTATAATATGCCTAACTTTGATCAAACAGAATTTGTAGACGTAATGCCAAGTATAGCACGTCTAGATGAAATGTGCGAAATGTATCCTGCTCTTGCAAAAGCATATGAACAATTTAAACTTATCTACAAAATGACAGAGCAAGATTTCAAAGGCAAACTAAAAGAAAGAGGTATAGACGATGAAATTCCTTTTTAATTGGTTTAAAGGAAGAAAACGTGTAATCACAGATAGGAGCGGTAAGGTTCCGTATCTAGTAAGATGGTATGTGTTTTTAAAGGACAGAAAAAACTTTCCGTTCAACATCACACTACACAAAGTTTTAGTAAGTGACGAACCTGTACTACATGATCATCCATGGAGTTGGGGAGCATTTATTATTAAAGGAGGTTATTGGGAACATACACCAGAAGGTAAGTTTTGGCGTGGTCCTGGTAGCATACGTTTTCGTTCTGCAAAAGACCTACATTGGTTAGAACTTGCAAAAGATGAAGATGGTAATAACATTCCATGTTGGAGTTTATTCTTCATGGGTAAGAAAGCACAAAGCTGGGGCTTTGTTAAAAATGGTAAATGGATTGATAACAAGGATTATTTAAAAAATGTTTAACACAAGACAAGACCTCACTGAATGGGCTATTGACCAATTTAACAAATACGGTATTAGACAACCAGAAACTTATACAGAACAAGAAATAAAAGATACTTGTCCAGAAGTTCCTAGTTGGTTTACTAAAAAACCAGACATTAAAGTACTAGATGAGGACGATGGATATCATGATTAAAAAACATTATTATAGTTGGGCTGACGTAGAAAAAATGTGCGTTAGTATTGTAAATCAAATGTACAAGGACAATTGGCGTCCTGATTACATTGTAGGTATTACCCGTGGTGGTAATGTACCTGCTACTATTATCAGTAATATGACTGGCATACGTTGCGAAGCAATTAAAGTAAGTCTACGTGATGATACTAGTGAAAGTGAAAGCAACTGTTGGATGGCCGAAGATGCATATGGTTATGTAGCTAATCCAGGACCAACTGCTGGTCCGCATCATAAAAATATTCTTATTGTAGATGATATTAATGATACTGGTGCTACGTTTAATTGGATTACACAAGACTGGAAAGCAGGTTGCTTACCTGATGATCCTAAATGGGATAATGTATTTGGTAACAATGTTCGTTTCGCTACACTAACAGAAAACTTAGCGAGTGACTTTAGTCAAGTAAGTTATACATGTCATGAAGTAAACAAAGCAGAAGAAGATGTTTGGTTAGTTTATCCTTGGGAAAACGTAGGAGAATATTAATGATCGAAAAGCAGTTTATTTTTCCTACACAAGTATTTAGAGCTGTATACGACAAAGCTCAAGAGCTACAAAAATCTGTAGTTACAGAACTCTTAGCAAAAGAAAAAACAGATACATCTCCTATAAGATATACTGCTAACGGATATACATCATACGGTAATGAAAATATTTTAGAAAATCCGTTGTTTGAAGATTTAAAAAACTTTATTGATGCATGTGTCCAAGAATGTCACAAAGAAACTAAACTACAACACACACCTTCACTTAAGAGTAGTTGGTTTAGTATTAATCGTAAATACACATACCACGAAGAACACAATCATCTTCCAGATACATGGAGTGGAGTATATTACATACAAGCAGATCAAGATCATCCAGGACTAACACTTGTTAATCCTAACATGAAGTCAAACTGGCCGAGAGTAAATGTTTCAGAACTTAATGAAGCAAACTCTCCTAATGTAACTTGTGCCGCAATGACAGGTAGTCTAATTATCTTTCCAAGTCATTTGCATCACAAAGTTGAACAACAAATGGTAGACAAAGAAAGAATTATGGTGGCATTTAATTATGGATTCTAAACCTTGGACAGATGTTTTAATTGACTCAAAAGAGTTTACAGTATATAAAGATGGGTATCCAGTTACTGAAGGACATATACTTTTTGTTCCTAAAGAAGAAAACTGGCAGGGCCTTACTAAGTGTTTCGAAGCCGCATACAAATGGGGCTACGATTGGGTTGAACGTGGATATTGTGATGCGTTTAACATTGGACAGAACGTAGGAGAAGCCGCAGGTCAAACTGTACCTTTTCCACACGTTCACTTAATTCCTAGACGCAATGGCGACATGGATGATCCACGCGGCGGCGTAAGACACGTAATACCTGATAAAGGAAACTACAAGAAAGGAACTTATGTTGAAACAGCAAATGATTGAAGCGGCAAGAAAACATGCCGAAGCAGAAGTCCTGTTACACAAAACTAATATTAATGTGTACATGGAAAAGGTTGTTGGCATTGGCGAACATTCAGATATTATTGAAACTATTCAAAAAGAACTGGATGCTATGGCTACTGCGGACGATCGTCTTGAAATGTTGAACAAATATTTTAATGACTAGAACACTATTCATCGGCGACAGTCACGCACACGGATATTCCGAAGTTGGTGATACAATCTCAGCATGGCAAGATAATAACTATGCTGAGATCTATGCCGAAGAAAATAACAAAGAGGTTGTAATTTACAGTCAGCCAGGCGGATGTAATAGAAAGTATCCTGCCTGGATTAAATCAATGCTTGATCGTTATGACGATATTGACGAAGTATTTGTGCAGTCAACATACTGGAATAGATTTTTACTTGCATGCTCACGTAACTTAGATGTTGGTGAAAATACAAATGTAGATTTGTTCTTAGATGACGATCAACCAAAAGACGAAAAGATTAAAAGATATACAGATCATCGTGTAACTGAAAACTACATTGAAATGATTGATCAGGTTCGACAAGAAAACTACGAAGAATTTAAAGGTTTCTTTTTTGACGATATGAAAGTAAAAGCAGACTTTAAACCCTTTCATGAAAAGTATATCTACACAAAACTTTGGCACGAGCTAGTAACACCTTTGCAATATAAAGACTATTGCTTAGACTTATTAGCAATTGATACTATGTGTGCTAGACGAGATATTAAATGGTATCAATGGACGATTAACAATAGAGTATTTGTTCCTGACAATGTTGAACTTTACGGAGATTGGCAAGCAGGTACAAAAGCATCATCGTCTGCAGAAGGTTATTTGCAATTAGCAAAAGCTATTAACATAGAAACGGACGAATACAGAGTCGACGGCGAGCATTATACTAAGCATATACATGAATTAATTGCCAAAGACTACTTAAATTATGTTAAAAAAGGTTGACACAGACCTAAATATATTGTATAATATAAACTATTACAGGCAATCCACTGCCTTAACATCGGAGAAATGAATGAGTAAAAGTGAACAAATAAAAGCCCGTTTAGAAGACGAAGGCATTAGATATTGGGCAGGTGACAATATTAGTCATGTGTTACAAGAAGGCGACAAGCAAGAATTGATTGACGAGCTTACACCTAAGTTCGAAGCAGTACTAGACAGTTTAATTATTGACAGAGCAACTGATCCTAACAGTATGGACACTGGTAGACGTCTTGCTAAAATGTATATTAATGAATTAATGCAAGGACGTTATGATCCTATGCCTAACGCAACAGCATTTCCTAATCATATTGAAAATGGTTATGAAGGCATGTTAGTTGTACGTAGTGAACTAAGAAGTGTTTGTTCACATCATCATCAACCAGTTGTTGGTGTAGCATACATTGGTATTATTGCCGCAGATAAACTTATTGGTCTTAGCAAGTATACACGTATTGCACAATGGTGTGCTAGACGAGGTACACTACAAGAAGAACTTAATAATGTTATTGCTGACGAGATTCAAAAAGCAACAGGTACTAAAAATGTTGGTGTTTACATTCAAGCAACACATGGTTGTTGTGAGAATAGAGGTATTAAAGCACATAGCAGTTTAACACAGACAACTGTGCTACGTGGTGCATTTAACGAAGATGCTGGTACTAAGAAAGAGTTTATGGACAATATTAAATTGCAACAACAGTTTGCATGTGGAGCCTAATATGAAATTAAGATATTCAGAAGCATTTTATTCAGTACAAGGCGAAGGCAAGTTTGTAGGAGTACCTAGTGTGTTCCTACGTACATTCGGTTGTAACTTTCGTTGCATGAATTTTGGTTTACAAAATGAACCAATGCGTGACGAGAAACAAAAAGCAGGCATTATTCATAATGCTGAAGTTCAAGGATTACTTGACGCTGGCGTGCATGAAACTACAAAAGAGTTTAATGACTTGCCTATTATACACACAGGTTGCGATACATATGCAAGTATCTATCCTGAGTTTAAAAAGTTTAATAAGCAGGCAACTGTTGACGAAGTAGTTGAACATTTACTATCTCTTACACCTAATGGTAAATGGGTACAAGATAATGGTCAAGATGTACATTTGATCATGACAGGTGGCGAACCGTTGTTGGCGTGGCAACGACTGTATGTAGAGTTATTTGAACATCCACGTATGAAAGACTTGAGGAATATTACTTTTGAAACAAATACTACACAACATTTACACGAAGATCTCTTTAACTATCTCAACGATCAGGACAGAATCCAAGTCACTTGGTCTTGTTCCCCAAAACTTAGTGTTAGCGGAGAACCTTGGGAAACTGCTATTAAACCTAATGTGGCTAGTGAGTATCAGTCTGTTACTGATAGCGACATGTATCTTAAGTTTGTTGTCGCTACTCAAAGTGACTTTGATGAAGTTAAAAAGGCTGTGGACGCTTACAGAGGTGCCGGGGTGGAATGTCCGGTATATCTTATGCCGTTGGGTGGACGCAGTGAAGAATATGTTCTCAATGTTAAAGATGTCGCCGAAGCGTGTATGGCAGAAGGATGGAGATTTACCCCAAGACTCCACATATCTCTCTTCGGAAATGCGTGGGGCACTTGATGAAAAATACAAAAATAAGCAACATGAAAAAGCTATGAAAGCACCTATTAACGAAGATAAAATAAGAAAGGCAGGATGGTAATATATGTTAGATAAAATGAAAAAAGCGTTGGGTATGAAAGCTGAAGAAGTTAAAAAACTTACTCCAGAAGAAGAACGCAGAGCTATTCTTGAAAAAGAAAAAGCACAGGCAACCAAAGATAAGAAACCTTGGGTAGCAGTACTAGATACACAAGTGAATCCAGATAACATTAAGAACGGTTTCTTTGAGCTCGATTGGAATAATGAATTTATTGAGCAACTTATGGATGCGGGATACTCAGGTGAAAAGCCTGAAGATATTGTTGATGCTTGGTTTAGAACTATTGCTACACAGATGTTGGAAGAAGAAGGTGAAAACACTGATCGAGGTATGGGATATATCAATACTAGTAAAGCAGACGATAATGGTAAAGCTGAAGTTAAATAATGCTTGACACAAGTCAGATCAGGTGCTATAATACTACTATAAATTATAAAAAGGCAAACTAATGACATATATTCTAGTAGACACTGCAAATACATTCTTTCGTGCAAGACATGTTGTACGAGGTGATTTAGACACAAAAGTAGGTATGGCTTTTCATATTACACTTAGTAGTATTAAAAAGGCATGGACTGACTTTGATGGTGCCCATGTTGTATTCTGCTTAGAAGGACGCAGTTGGCGTAAAGACTTTTATGAGCCTTACAAAAGAAATAGAAGTGATGCTCGTGCCGCACAGACACAAGCACAACAAGATGAAGACACTGTGTTCTGGGAAATGTTTGATGAGTGGAAAGACTTTGTAACTACAAAGACAAACTGTTCTGTATTACAACATCCTGAACTAGAAGCAGATGATCTTATTGCAGGTTGGATACAAGCACATCCTAATGATAATCATGTTATTATTAGCACTGATGGTGACTTTGCACAACTTATTGGCCCTAATGTAAAACAATACAATGGTGTTAGCAATACAATTATTACACACGAAGGTTACTTTGACGATAAGAAAAAGCAACCCGTACTTGACAAAAAGACAGGAGAACCTAAGCCTGCGCCGAATCCACAGTTTATGTTGTTTGAGAAGTGCATGCGAGGTGACACAAGTGATAATGTGTTTAGTGCTTATCCTGGTGTAAGAACAAAAGGCACTAAAAACAAAGTCGGACTAGTTGAAGCATTTGAAGATAAAGATAACAAAGGCTTTAATTGGAACAACATGATGCTACAACGCTGGACTGATCATGAAGGTGTAGAGCATCGTGTACTAGACGACTATCAACGAAATGTAGTACTTTGTGATTTGACTGCACAACCTGGTAACATTAGAAGTATAATTAATGATGTAGTAGAAGAAGCTATGACTCCTAAGCAAGTTACACAAGTAGGTATGCGTCTTATGAAGTTTTGTGCAAAACATGATATGCAACGTATTGCAGATAACATTCAACTTTATGCTGACCCGCTAAATGCGAGGTATGCATAATGGAGGTAAAAATGACAATTAAGGCAAAGCCAATCCTAAAAAATAAATTTTGGATTGTAGAAAAAGATGGTGAACGTATTGGTACACTATCGAAACAAGAAGACAAAAGATACATGTATAGTTGTTCATCAGGAACAGATTACTTTACTGATATTAAATCATTTAATAGTTTTATTGGTGGTATTAGTTACGACAAAGCAACTATATCAGATGGTAGTGATACTGCTAAAGAAATACACGGTTTTTCGACGTCTAGTACACCTTACAATGTAATGTATAATGTACAAAAGAAGTTACCACTTTTTACTAAAAGTAAAAAGTCTAAGAGTTTGTATGCGGCAGGTTACTATATTATTCATTTTGACAAAGGTTGGGTAAGAAGTTTTTGTCCTAAACTTGTAACACTTGAAAAGTATGATTACAAAGGTCCTTTCAAAACTGAATTTACAATGAGACAGGAACTATCAAATGCAAACAAACGAGCCAATTAATACTATACCAATTCAACAGTTTATACAAGTTGTAAAGACTGCTGAAACTACTAACCAAAAAGAAATCAGAATTCCACTAGCACAAGCAAAAGCTCTTGTGTACGCCTTAGGAACTGTAATGGCAAATCATCAAGGCAGACTAGAAAAACTTATTATTGATAATAAATCTAGTGCTGACAATGAAACAGTTACAGTTACTATGGACGGCGGTGGTGACTGGAAATGAAATGGTTTATCGTAGTTTTATTCATGCTTGATCCGGGCGAACCTGCTACTGCGGATAGAAGTGTTTATATATTTACAGACCCGACATACGAATCACAAGACTATTGTGAAGCAAGTATTACTGATCCTCAGTACTACCCAATACTAGTAGAAAAATTATTACAAGAATACAAATATCCTAAAAAAATACAAAGTGTATTTTGTGTAGACGAAAGTCAACTTAAACAGTTAATTGGTGCATTAACTGCAAAACAAGTTTAATACTAGTAGTTTTCTCATAAAAAAAGATAAATATATGCGTAGTTAATTAAAAGGATTACGCACATGAGTAGACCAAAACCGACGATTATATTAGAGAATGTAGACAAAGCATCTTACAAGTGTGAGCAAGTTTTGCAAGCAGAAGCCATATGGGCAGTATTCTATAAAGGCGCTCCATTCAATCTAAAAACATCAAATGCAATTACGAATTATCCCGGTCCTAAGTATAAGAAGGTATCTTTTTCTAATCCAGGACATGCACACAATCTAGCAAAGAAACTTAATGATCTTTTCAGAAGTGAAGACTTCGCCGTGTATAAACTTACATCAGGTGAACTGGTTACAGATGAATGAACTGGAAAGAAACATACACTAAGGTTTTCTTAAAACAATCTGACATTGCCATAAGTGATGCGAACGTTAAACAGTACATGTCTGACTGGTGGCAAAATACACGAGGCAAATCAGAAGGTGGATTAAGACTTACAGAAGATGGCTTTGATTTCTTACAGGAAAATCTAGACATTCAAATGTATGAAATACCATTTCCTAGAGATTTTAAATTTACAACTCAAACTTACATATTTTTAGACCAATTTATTACATGTCCTTACTATCTAACCAGCTATAGCATATGGGTTACAGACGAGAAAAAGAGCATGGAATTACACCTTTTTAGCGGCGATCTCCGTAAGTACGGACTTACAAAAGCTATGAAACGGCACGAATAAACCGTCATTAAATGCTCTTATAACGGTCTTATAGTCTAATACGTACAAACACCCCAGAAAAACGTTAAACGCAGTTTAAGAGCCATTTAGACGTGAAAATCGTACATTTTAGGCGTCTGTCGCATAGGTTCTATTAAATGGTACAAAAAAATAATTTGTAAAAAACGTCCAAAAGTGGTTGACTTTAGAGTATAACGAGTGTATTATATATACATACTTAGAAATAAAGTATGGCACTGAAAACAACACAAGAGGAATATAATATGGAAAATACTACACTACGTACTGTTTCACCTAATGGCGCAAAAAAGAGCATTATGCGAGCCTTTAAGAAGAAACGTCCTGTCTTTATGTGGGGACCTCCAGGTATTGGAAAGTCTGACATTATTGGACAAATTACTGAATCACTAAAAAAATCGCACTTAATTGACATTCGTTTATCGCTTTGGGAACCTACAGATATTAAAGGTATTCCATACTATTCAGCAAACGATAATGTAATGGCTTGGGCACCACCGCAAGAACTTCCTACGGAAGAGTTTGCTAAACAATTTGATTATATCGTTTTGTTCTTAGACGAAATGAATTCTG